TTATTTATTATTTATTATTTATTATTTATTATTTATTATTTATTATTTATTATTTATTATTTATTATTTATTATTTATTATTTATTATTTATTATTTATTATTTATTATTTAATCAGACGCTGCTGTTTTCTTCTTTACTACTTTTTTTGGTTTTTTAACCTCTTCAACTTTTACTTCTTTTTGTTCTGGAACTGGCTCTGGCTCAGGTTCTGGAACTGGCTCTGGCTCGGGTTCTGGTTCTTGAACTGCGTCTTCGTCATCACTATCATCTACTACTGTTTCACGTGGTGTTTCTAGTACTTCAATTTCTGGTTCAACTTTTTTATCAAGTTGCTCTTTATCTAGTACACTAAGTTCAATTTGACATTTACCAAATACTTTTTCTGTTGGTTTTACAATTACTTGACACAGTTTCCATGTTACACCAAACTTTCCATTAGCAACCCAAATTCCACCACACTGAATAATTGCTGGAACATGCATACCTTTTGTAATTAGGTCGGGAACAAATACACTGTTATCATCAGATGGGTAAATCATAACGCGTTCTTGGTTGTATACTTCAATGTTTTTAAATTCATCATCCCAAAATTGAAGTTTAAGTTTAAGGGATGGAGCACGACTGTAATCGAAATCACCCGATACTTTATCTTTTGGATATTTTAACATAGGACTCCATAGAGCATCAACAGCGTCTTCTGTAAGTTTTGGCTTATTAAGCCAATCTTTAGAATTTTCAATCGCATCTTTTTTTAGTTTTTCTTCGAGCATTTGCATATTTTTAAGAAATTTATCTACTTCTTCATTGGAATATTCTTCATTTGGGAACTGTAATGCTAAGTCATATGTTTTACTACCTGATTTGTCATCAACATATTCATTTACACCCCAGGTAAGCATAGTAGGGGTACTAAGATATAGTGATTTTTTTGTATGCTTATTTAAGATTCCAACAGATTTACGTCCATTAGGATTTACCTTAGATTTAGTATACATAACATCAACACTAGAGTCAAATTTAATACCGGCGATAAAAGCTGTAGACATAATATTATTATTATACTTAATAATAGTAATATTATTTTTTTAAATCAATTTTAAAAATATTATTTTTATTTTTATTTATTTTTTTTTATTTTTATTTTTATTTATTTTTTTTTATTTTTATTTTTATTTTTATTTTATTTTATTTTTTAAGCAGTGGCGGCTAATAGATTTTTAGCGGATTTCGGGAAATGGGGACCCATATAACGCTGGAGATTGAAATATGTTAGATTAATTTCATCTGTAATATTTAATAGTTTGCATAGAGCGGTATCAGGGTTGATTTTTCTTCCATTTTGTTTATCTTGTAGATTATTTGCTTTAATGTAATTATTAATTTCACGAGTAACATCAGTTCTGGCCATTTCTACACCTTTATCTTTTCCTAAAAATGCAGCTAATTCATCACTAATAGGCGATGGTTTTACAAATCCACTTGGGGCACGAGTACCTTTACGCTTTTTTTTTCCCGAAAGTTTTTTAACAACTTTAAGTTGTCTAATAGTAGTTTTTTCTAGAGCTTTTAATTCAGTTTTTAGACTTGAAAATCCAGTCATTAATGTTTGAAATTTAGTTAAAAAATCACCAAAACTATCAACGACAGCTGTTTCATCTGTATCAGTTTTTACAACAACATTATCTAATACAACTGGTTCGGGTGTAGGAGTAACAACCGCTTGTTGTACTGGTTCGGGTGTTTTAGATTTCGATTTTGTTACTTTTTTTGGTTCATCAACAACTTTAGATTTTACAGTTTTAGCTGGTTCTTCAACAACTACAGGAGTGACGGGAACAGATTCAACGACTTTTTTCGCTTTGGATGGCATTTTTATAATACATACTAATAAGTCTTTTTTAAGTTATTTTATATAATATATATTTAATTTTATATTATATAATTACTTGCTAAATCATAATAATTATAATTTAAACGAACAAAAATAAATATTTAATTATTTAAGTAATTAAATATTTTAATAAAAATTAAATTAAATTTAATCAAATTACAGATAAATATAAATGTGGTAATGCTTCTGCTACATCACTATTAACCAATGTTAATCCAGTTAAAACATACATACAACCTAAAATTTTATTTTCGTCATTTATTCCCCGAGTTATTAATTTTTCAATAATATTTATTGTTGTTTTAAATACATAATCATAATTACATAAATCTAATGTATTTATATTTATCTTATCAAACGGTTTTCCATTTGGATAACATATATCACTTTTTACTTTATATGATAAGTTAGCTCTATAATTCCATATGTCATATAATTCTCTTATAAATTTTACTAAATCATATTTATTTAAATTTAATATCCAATTTATATTTGTGTAATGTCCATATGAATCCATTATTTGAAATAATGATAATAATTTCATTTGTAATTGTTGTTTTTCATTAAATATACTCAGTTCATTTAGATCTATATTTGTTGTTAAACGAAATATATTACAATATTTTAAATATAATATCATTTGATTATATACATTTTTATTTATGTTTTTTGTAGTATATGGATTTTCTATTATATTATTATTTTTTTTATTATTTCTTAAATATAAATTATATAATGATTGAATATCGAATCCATATATAAAATTATCATCGTCTTTAAAACTTATTAATTTTCCAAATTTAATTTTTTTTATTTCATCTAACGTTCCAAAATCTGTATCATTAACAGACGAATATTTAATACATGGTCCATGTAAATATAAAAAATTTTTTGTTAAACATTTTCTATAAATTTTTTGTATATATATACTTTTAGTTTTTAATAATAAACTATTATATAAAAGCTTGGTTAATTCGGGTTTATTACCGCTTGATTTAATATTGTAATGTTTTGCTATTTTTTTTAATTGCGTCATATTATAATTTATTTTTAATAAATAATTATAATCATTTATATTAATAATAGTAAAATTGTCATCATTTATTTTAGTTTTTTTATAGCTATTAGGGAGAGATTTATCTAATAAATATTCTATTAAATTTTTTTTATTTATATTTTCATTAAAATTTTCATTAAAATTTTCATTTGCAATAGACATATTATCTATATTAATTATATTATTGTATTTATATTTTTTTTTTCGTTTTTTATAAGATATTTCACATTTTGTATTCATATATTTATATAATAATTAATTATATACATATATTTTTCTAAAAAAATAAATTTAATATTCTATGAGAGACATACGCAAATTCGTTTGCAATAATTTATTATATTTTATATTTTCAAGTAACTGAATATTATTTATAAAATTATTATTTCTTGAATTAATAATAATAAATTTAAATAATTGACTTATTTTTTCGAGAGATTTTGGAAATATAATATTAAATTTATTATATTTTCTCTCAAAATTAATCATTATTTTAAAATTTATGAAATTTTTATAATTATATAATAATATAGTTTGTAATATAAAATAAGAAAATATATGTGTTTCTTCTTTATAATTATTTATTTTTTCATCGTTTGTTGAGAGAATACTTAAATAATTTAATTTATTTTTTTTTAATATTTTAACGCATTGTAAACTATTATGTAATATTTCCAATTCAAATACACTTGTAAATATAGATATATATATCTTATATATTTTGTTAAATTGTCCTGAGTTTTTAATATTTAATGGAATATTATTTATATTATCTGTATGTGTTAAATTTTTTAAAATATAATTAAAAGAAAAGAGAGAATTATTTAAAAATTTCGCCCAAAATTCAACAATACATTCTTGTATACCTATATCAAATGTCCCGTCATTAATCTCTCGACTTAAATTAAAATTATTTATAAAATTTTTATATAATTTATTTTCATTACTATTAGTCTTATATATTTCTTTTTTAAAATCAAATATATAACTATCTATTCCAAAATTATGTATCAATTCATGTATTAATACTTTAAAATATTCTTGACTTCTATATACTATTATATTTCCTTTATTATTACAACCATAACAAAATCCACCATTAGCATTTCTAGCACCTAAAATATCATTACTATTTATATTAATCTCTCGTAAAAAAGGGGTTAAAAAAATAAAAATATTTAATCCATCTCTCGAACATATTTCAAAATCTTTTTTATTTATCAAATTATTATTTGATAATATTATAATTAAATGAATTATTTTTAATATATCATATACTTTATTATCATATTTTTTAACTAATTGCTTTGAAAGAGCATCCTTTTCATATAAAATAAAATTAATATTTATAAAAGTTTTTTCATATGGTATTTCATATTTTAATAAATATGATTTCTCTCGCTTTTTATCTATTTTTTTTGTTTTATTTTTTGTTTTATTGTTTGTTTTATTGTTTGTTTTATTGTTTGTTTTATTTTTACTTTCATTTAATAATTGAAATTTTTTAATATGATTTATTATATTATTGTCTATATATCTATTGTTTTTTAAATGTTCGTTTAAAACATTATCAACAGTTCGATTATATATTTCTGAACTATCTATATATATATTTCTATAATTAGATAATTTACTTTGTAAATATGTTTTAGAAACTTCATTGTGTACTGTAATTAATCTATTTAAAATAAATTTTTGAAATTGAAAATAAAACGCATTTTTAGATGTTTTTTCCGAATCTCTATAATTAAAATTTAATTTGTTTTTTAAATTTTTATAATTTAATAATAATTTTTCACTTTCATCTGACAAGCATAATTTATTCATTTAAATACTAATTATATTAATTATATATTTAAAAATAATAATTATTATAATTATTATTTTTATTAATTGATTTAAATTATATTTCATTTTATTTTCATGCTGAATCTGATTGTGCTGGTGCTGATGATTTTACTTGTGCTTGTGCCAATAATCTAGTTAATTGTTCTATTTTTTTTTGTTTTTCTTCAATTCTTTTTTTTAATTCAGTCTTATCACCATCTTGAATCATAATTTGTTGTATTTTTTTATTAGCAAATAACAATCCATTTTCTTGAAAATTAATAGGAAGAAATTTTTCTAATTTAGCTTGTAATAAATCTATATTATCACTATGTTCTTCAATCTCTCTATCTATAGTTTGTATATTTTTTCTTATTAAACCATTTGAAAATCCCATATTTGGAAATATATCTTGTAATAAATTTTTTATAAAAGGATTATCTATTTCATATTTTTCATTATCTTTTTGATGACTCTCTTTACCTAAAACCATTTTTTCATATTTACTTGTTAAATAATTATCAAGTATTTTTAAACGGGTATATTTATCATTTACTGAACCAATTAATCTTTCTATTTCTGGAATACTATTTTCATATATAAATCCTATATATTTTATAATATTTAATGAATACATATTAAAAAAAGCACCAGAACCAAATAAATTTGCCCTTTTCATATCTTGAGTTAAACTTTTATTTGCTTCATTGGATTCATCTTTTGATAATCCATCTTTTACTAATTTATCTTGTTTAGCTGTTCCAATTGATTTTTTTAATTGTAATCCAATTAATAAAGCTAATGCTTTAGCCAAATCATTTAATATTGAACTACAATTTACTATTACATATATATTAATTCTGGCAAACTCAAATAAATATTGAAAATATTTATTACAAAATTTTTCTATTTCATAATTTATTGTATCTGGAACTGCCGCCGCCGCCGCCACCCTCGCCACCGCCAAGCCCGCCACCAAGCCGCCCGCCGCCGAGACCGCCGCCGCCCCCGCCTTCTCTGCCGTCGTTGCCGCCGCCTCAACTTCCGCCTCCGCCGCCGTGTCTTCCAATTGTTCATCAATTTTATATATTATATTTTGTAAATTATTTATAAATTCTTGTTTTCTTGTTTCCATTTTATTTTTTATTAATTTTTTTTCTTCATCTAATTGCGCATTTTTTAATGTTTTGCTATCGGTTTCTAGTTGTGTATCATTTGAATTATCCTTTGGACTAACATTTTTTTCTTGTATTTGTTCATTTAAGATTTTTATTTGTTCAATTATTGTCTTTAATTCATTTTTAATTTGTAAATTAATATCTTTTTTCTTTAATAATGTTTTAGATAATTTTTCTAATGTTTTAGATAATTTTTCTAATGTTTTAATTAATTCATCATTTTCATCTAAATTAAAATTTGTTTTTAATTGATTAATAATAGACGGTATATCAAAAATATCCGATTCATTTAAATTTTCTTGTATTAAATTGTTTTTTTTATCTCTTTCTGTTTTTTTATCTAATTTATTTTTATCCGCTTTCTTTATATCTATATTTAATTTTTTAGTTAATTCTTCATATAAATTATATGTAGCATAAATACAAAATTCTGTAAAAATTTTAGCATCATGTGAATCTAAATTAGATGTTCCAGTAGTTCTAAAATGTTTACCCAATGTAAAACATTCTCCTGTTTTCGCACGTTTAATTGAATTTAAAATTACATCATTTAAATTTGCCGATTTATCATTAGAACGCCACATTCGTCTAAAACCTAGTATAGGGGCCACCATAGTATTTCCTATATTTTTTCTCATGGCCCAACTTTTTGGTCTATCTCTAGTTTCATCTGATGGAGCATTTATTAAAATTTGTCCAGATTTTAACTTATATTGCTCAGCATTGTATTTTGGCATTGGAACTTTTTTAGCTTCTAGATCATCTTCTTTAGCATTATCTAATTTATATTGTATTACATTTATTATAGATTGTTGAATTTGACCTATAAATTCAAATTCATTTAATTGTTTTAATTGTTTTAATTCTTCTATTTTTTGTTCAACTATAGTTTTTATAGATGTTGTATTATTTTCTTCTTCTTCTTCTTCTTCTTCTCCTTCTTTTACTTTATTTTGTGTTACTGGTAGTGCTGCTGATGGTGCTGGTGCTAATGGTGCTGATGATGGTGCTGCTGGTTGTGGTGGTGCTTGTGCTGG